CATCCTCGTAGTCGTAGTTGGACATAGTCCATCTCCCATTCGTTGTAGTTGTCGCAGGCCTCATACAGTTCGGGGATCTCTGTATGGCTCCTACTACTGGTCTTGTTATCTCTCCATCAGGCCAGTCGTTCTGATGGCAGGCTTAGTTAAAAGGAACCAGCTCGTTCTCGGCTTAGTGCGCCAGGCGTGGTTCCTGCTTGTCCAGTAAATGATGCTTGTTCAAGTCCAGTTAATTTCTTACGTTTCTTTGCTGCTTCTGCGCTACCAGTTAATCCAAATATTTCTGTCTCTGCTTCTGCTTGACCATATGGATCTTGGTTATAGATTGCTGCAAGTTGTGAACCTCTTGGTGCTACCTCAGCAACTGTTTGATAACCTTGACGTGCTGCTTCTGCAGTTACACCAAAGCGAGCAAGTTCTTCTGCTCTACTAGCAGATGTTCCAAGACCTTGACCAAGAGCAGCGCCACCAATTTCTGCTGCAGTTACTTTCTTCTTAATATCTTGTAATCCCTTAGTTGGATCAAGAGTATAAGCAAGGATATCACCGTTAGTAATATCAGGATAAAATTGTTTCAATGCTGTAGTTACTTCAGCAGGTGCATTAAGCACTCTCTTTTGTGCTGTAACTATTCTATCTTCCAATTCAGCAGGAGATACATCCCCAGAAATAAATTTCTCAAATCCTTCTTGACGACCTAGATCACCCTTTGTGTAATAGGTTGCAGGTAATCCATAGTTACGCATAATGTTTTGGTATTGATCTTCTAGTGCAATATATTCACCCTCAGATAAAGATCTAAGACCATTTGCTATGCGACTAGCATTAGCAGAAAAACGTTTCTTATAAGGTTCTGTTTGACGTAAACGAATCGCAAACTCTGATGGAGATATATTCTCTTGAATTAAACCTCTTAGTGGATCTACTAAAGCATCAAGACCATACTGGGCAAATTGTGCTTTTAATAAATCAAATGCTGATTGGCGATTTTGTAATGCTTGTTCTGCTGCTAATTTCGCTTGTTGTTGTGCTAGATATTGTTCAGTAGTTAAAGTAGGTTGAGTAGTTCCACCACCCGTAACGCCTCCACCTGTATCAATTTTTACCGGAGCGCCAGAAGAAATATCATAACCAAGAGTCTTTGCGTAATCTTGAATAGCTGTTACTGATTTATCAATACCAGAAGTTACTGCTGCTAATTGTGCGTTTATTTCTGCTTGAGTTGGAGCCTTAGCAGAAGGTTTTGGGGCAGGCTTAGATGTAGACTTAGCAACAGTAGGAACCCCTTTTGGATTACCTGAACCATAAGTGAAAGTAGTAGCCACTATTTACCCCTGAAATCCAAAGTCCTGAAGGACTTTATTGACAGACTGAAATACATCTTCTCTAGCATTATTTGTATATTGCCAACGAGCATCTTTACGAAGAGCCTTTTGAAATTCATACAAAGACATTTCTTTGTCTGGTCCAATAGCACCACGAAGGGTCGGATCAGATAAGGAAATAGTTGCTGGATTAATTTCTAGCGTTGAAGCCATAGCATTTTTGTATGGAGAATATACTGTTTCTAAATCTATACCTTGATCTAATAGGCCAGCTACCTTATCCGGTAAACCTAACTTAGCAGTATTACGAATTAATTGTTTAAAGGCATCAGCCTTTTCGCCACCTTCAATACGCTTAATCCAGTCAGAAGCATTAGCACCAAAGTTCTTATCTAGATCTAAACCATTAGCCTTTGCTGTATTAGCAAGATCTTGACGTATTGTACTTTGCTTACTTTCTTTACGTTGCTTATATTCTGGTGTTACTAGAATGATATCAGTTAAAAACTGACCTCTATCTATACCACCAGTGGATACACCACTAATAGTCTTAGAAGGGTTATCCTTTTCAGCCTTATTTAATTTAGGTGTTAAAGATTTGATTTCTTCTGGAGTTGCGTATCTTCCAAGTAATGTTTGAAATGCTTGGTTAATATAACCAGCAGCCTCAGTTGGAGATGAGATACTAACGGTAGTAGTAGCACCACCACCAAGACCTTTAATGGCATTAGTCTCAATTGTCTTTAAATTTAAGAATTTAGTAAAATCTATTTCTTCTTGTAGTTCTTGGCTACGACCTTGATTTGCAAGAACTGCTTGTTGATAAGCATCTCGTAATTGATCGTTATATATACCAGTTAATGGTGCTTTATATCCAGCAGCTTTTAATTTTTTAGCAAGATCTAAACGTTCTGGATCTGTCATCTTGTTTAATGCAAGAGGAGCATTGGTAGCCTCAGTTACATAATCTCTATATTTAACCTTGGCTTTATCTGCAGTCTCACCCTGTTGACCAGTTACTTCTGCTTTAGGAGCATATCTACCTGTACCTGCTATCTTTTGATTAAGATCACTAATAGCATTATCTAATAATGTAGTATCTTGACCTGCTTTAACAAGCGCTTCTCTGTCTCTAACAGCATCTTTTAATCTACCCTCATCAGTTGTTTTAGTTTCTGATGCAGCCTTCTGATCAATAGATGCTCTATTAGTATTGTAATAATTTGTAGCAGTAGATTCAGCAGTTATTCTTGTTTGTTCTGCAAGGTTAAAAGCATCCTGTGCTAATGCTAAAGCACTTTGTGCTTGTTGAAGAACAGTAGGACCAGCACTTGCAGGAACTCCAGCAGCAGCCCTTTGAGCATTAACAAGCGCTGCTTTGGCTTTTGAAGCCTTACTACGAGCTTGCTTAACTGTGCTTTCGTTCTTTAAATACTGTTCAAGACTAACGGCCATTAAGCTTTATCTCCCTGTTTATTCTCCAAGCAATCTACCGAATAGAACATCGTAGGCTGCTTGTGTGTTTTCGTTGAATGTGGCAAGTTCCTTCATACGAAGGATTGTGCTGTCTTTAACTGATTGAATTAGATCTGCTGATCCACCTATTAGGTCATATGATTGACGTTGGTTCTTATATGACTGATATAGATTAACCATATCTCGTAATGCTTTAGTAGTCTGTGGACTGATTCTTTCAACTTCTGGATCAGTAACCATATTCTCTAAATCATTAAGAGCGTTCTGACGATCTATAGCCTTCTGGCTACCTTGAGATAATTCTTCTGCTACTAATGGATTACCAGCAAAGAATGTTGACTTCCAAGTATTAAATTGTTGACGAGCTAATCTACGGATATAATCACTACCTGAAGATTGTAGAGTTCTTTCGTACTCATCTTTCTTCTCAAAGTATTGCTGTAAAGAAGATGCAGTTTGTACTTCTCTTAGATAGTCTTCTACTCGCTTATTCTCAATAAGACCCATATCTCTCATAGTCTTATAGGCATCAAACGAGAATCCGCCTTTATGTGGTATTAGGAAAGCAGCGCCTTCTTTATACTTGCTAAATAAATCTTTGTTTTGATTTACGAACTGACCAGATTCCTCTGCATATCTAAAGTATGCAACTGTATTTCTTTCTGATTCTGTTACTGTAAATGGTATTTGATCTGGGAATAGTTCAACCCACTTAGTCATAGCTGCATCATAATCACCAGGATATTGATTTAGTAGGTTAGTCCAAACTTGTTTAAAGTTTGATCTTCCATTATCTCTTACCCACTCAGCCATATCAGATTTAAGTTGTACCTGTGGTGATGCTGGTGCAAAGAAACCAAATACAAATCTAGTTCCTAGAATACCAATTACGGTATTCTTAACTTTAGATCTATACTCTTCTAACTCTTGAGCAGTAGGTGGAATCTTATTACCTAGTTCATCAAAGCGTTCTGGTATACCATTGCCTGAAGCCTCAAGGTAGGTTACTGCTTTGCGCCAAGCTGAAGCGTATTGTGAATTACGCTCATCTCTATTTAATGCGGCATATGCTCTATTAATATGAGCAGGTAGGAAAGCAGATACTACTGGTTGATCTACAGCATACTTACCAAGAGTGTATCTTGTTATAGTATCTGCAGCGCCTGGGTTCCAAATACCTACCAAGTTGGTTAAAGTGCTGATTGATACACCAGCAACTGGGCCAGCAAAAGTTGGTATTAAAGAATCTGGGTTTAAAGATGGTGTAATCATTTTAACCTGAGCACCAAACTGAATTGGTAGCGGAGATTTAAATTCATCTGGTAGACCTAGAGTAGTCAATACTTTGTTTACTGCATTGTATACAGGAGTAATACCTGGATATATAAAGTAATCAGTACCCTGATCATCTTGTTGTATAAATCCTGAGTGTGTAATACCTTCGTAAGTTAATGCTGCTTTTTGAATTGCTACTGGGTTATAACGAACTGCACGAGATATACGGCGATAGAAATCTTCAGTTGCCCGATAGAAGCGAGCAAAGTTACGAATAGAGAAAGCCATCTGAGTTCTAATAAGAGGATTATCTACATAGGCTAAAACTTCACCTACTGATCTTTCTTCTACAACTCTTGCTAAATCTTCCTTAGCCTTTTTAGTTGCTTCTTCTAGTTTACCAACACTATTAGGATCTATATCTTTTGTATAAGATTTAATCCAAGCATCTTCAAATCCAGACTTACGCATTTGTTTACGAATCTGAATCATTTGATTAGTTACAATAGGTTGACGAGACATACGGGCGTTAGCCATACCCAACCAGCGCCATCCACTTTGAGTAAATGTGGCAGCATAGTTTTGTGTATCAGATACTGGAACTAGCGAAGGTCCTACAACATACTTAGGAATATCACCTTCACTTACAGGAAGATCATCTAAGGATATTTTTCCTTGAACTACATATTGACCAGTTTCAGGATCAAGAATACGAACCTTGCCTAGTAAATCTTCGTTAATTTTACCGTTCTTGCTCATCACAAATACTTCTTTTGTACGATCATAAACCAATTTGGCGTGTTGGTCTATATCAATACCTCTAGCAGAAAGGATAGAAGCATCTACTAAATCTGGGTTAGTTTGAATTGCTTTTTTAATTTCTAAAATTGCTGCTGCTTCTTTTTTATGTAGATTAGCAACTGCAACTTTACCCAGTTCGTCATTTGAAATATAAGATATACGTAGTAACCAAGATACTAAAGTGGCCTCATCTTGACCATCTAGACGGACATTCTTAAATCCAACCTGTCCAGCTTGTCTTGTATATTTCTTCTTAGGTCCTTCAATACGCACTGCTGCTGTACGAGAATTTACTTGGCGCACTGTATCTACAGCACTAGATAAGAAATCTCCACCTGTAGCAAAGTTAAATCCACCTTCAGATATAACAGATAAAACATCTTCATAGTTACCATAAACAATTTGTTCGCCTAGTAATTCAATTCCAAGATCATCTAATTTACCTAAACCGGCGGCATCTAAATAACGATTAACTCTACCCTCGGATAACGCAGTAGCAAGAATCTTTCTAGTTTGCTCTACTAAGCCACCCTCTGTTTTAGAACGTAATTGTGCAATCTCTGTTTTAGCAGAGGCAATTGCAACAGGGTCATTGCTAGTCTTAGTTAATTTATATAAATCTGAAATCTTTTTCTTAGATGCTATTATCTCTTCATCTAGTTTAGCAATTTGAGTTGAGTACTTAGCAGACTCATCTTTATTAACAATACGCATAATGGCACCTAATGGACTATCTGCCATTGTATCTACATTTAAAAGATCTCTTACTTTTGCTTCTTTTGCAGGCATTGCAGTCAAGACTCTAGTATTTAATCTACGGCCAGTTGCAATACCCCAAGGAGTACTACCAATTGCTAAGTTGACCATTAAGTCTTCTGTTGCATTACGAAGAGCATAACGAGGACCAGCTAATGTTAAGAAGGACCAGTATCCTGTTGCCTTTTCTAGAAAGGCACTGTTAGCAACTGGACCAATTAACTTTTGTCCAATTGTGCTACGAGCAGTTAGTCTATCTAAATCTACTAGGTTAGGTACAGTTACTTTTGAGTTAAAGTCTGTAGCAAATGCACCGATGTCATCAAGTGGATCATCTACACCAAACTTCATTTTACCTTTACCAACCATAGAACGAGCTATATTTCTAGTTGGTTCAGTGGTATTGATACCACGAATATCTGTGATCGTAGACCACAATCCATAAAACATTTCTTTGCGTTTACCAATTTCTGGTGTATTAGCAAATGCTTCTGATATTAATTTAGATTCTCTTTGTGGCAATACAAGACGAGCCAAACGATACATTTGATCTGGTGCATCTTTAGCAATAACATCTAGTTCATTATCTTTGAACATAGGAGCAATACTTACTTTACGCTTTAGATTATCAATACGAACATTAATATCTGCTGTTGAAAATCTAACTGAACCAAACTTCTTAGACTTATTAAGAGCTTGTACAGATTGTACTATCTGCTCTTTGCCTTCTATAAGGGCCTTATAAATACCAACATCTGTAGCATCTTCGCCAAAGAACTGTGCGTTAACTAACTCATTTCCAATTTTATCAATATTAAATAATTGATTAGCAGTAGTTAATGTTGCTACTCTAAGTTGACGGGCTGGAGTCAAACGAGGTGCAATAACTTTTCTGCGACCATTAGATCCTGCCATCATTTCGCCAGTTTGCTTAGCGTTTAGAAAAAACCCTTTAGCAGTTAATACATCCTCAATAGGCTCATCTGCCTTATTAAAACTTTGAATTACTGCAGGACCAAATTCAGGTGCTAATATAGATAAATCTTTTTTAATCTGGGTAACGGCAATTGTATCTTTAGCATCTTGTGCTTTACGTAAGTCTTTTAGTTTAGCCCCGTACTCATCCCAGAAATTTTTAGTTGATGGAAGATCAAAGTATTGATTAAACTTAACGCCATCTTTTGCCGCACTTCCAGTAATTACTTCTACTGAGTATTTACGAATATCGTTTAGAGTTTTGACCTTACCTGCAAGAAGTAATGGATCAGCAAATACACGATATGCAGCATCTATTGAACCTGAGATTGCTTTATATGCAAAGCCAGATCCTTCTAAAAATCCAGGCAGTAATAGGTTAGCAATTTGGCGACCAGGAGAATACTTGGATGCTTGGACTGCATCTAATGTATCTTGGAATAATCCTCTAGCATTTTCTTCTTGATCCTTATTATCATAGCCAGGTATGTTGACTCTATTAGGATCAGCAAGCATTAAATATTTTTGTTGTTCTGGTGTAGCAGTCTTGATGATTTCATCAATCTTTTCGCCAGATGCTATACGCATTGCTACATCTACTGCTTCATTACCAAATTTACTACGAGCATCTTCAATACGATTTGGGTTAAACTTCTTGTCACCTTTATCGTTTGCTTCTTTCCAAGCAGTTTCTAAGTCAACACCTTCTGCTAAAGATATAGCTCCGGTACGATATAAACGAGTAGAAAAATCTGATACATTTTGTAGACCAGCAAGAACTTTACCGCCAAGATTTGCTACTTGACCACCAGTATAATGCCAAGCAGAACCTAACCATCCACGAGATGGTTGAGTCATTGGGTCTTCATTACCCATAACTTTTACTAAAGAGTCTTGTTGAGCAGGGGTATATTTACCTGCTTGACGTTGAGCAAGTTCAGATGGAAGATTAGATAATTCTTTATGAACTGTTAACAGTTTACTTAGACTATCTACCTTGCCTTTTTCTTTATCTGATAAACCTGCTGCATATGCTGCTGCTTTTAAGTTTTCAGACACTATTGACCTCTTGCTGTAACCTGCTGATAAAGAATTGCTACTTCACCACTTTGGTCGTAGGGAATCATATCGGCTAAAATATCTGATAATTTTCTTTCAGCAAATTTAGATTGCATCATTAAAACTTCTGGACCAGCACCATCACCAGGTAATACACCGGTAGTAACCGGTTCGTCTCTGCGTTGGCTTGGTGCAAATAATGAAGTCACTGGTTCTTGCATCACTGGATTAGCAGGTCTTCCACCTACGTTATCTGCAATACCACGAGTAGTTGCTTTAGGTGCTGCAGTATTAAGCATTGCAGTCTCTTGTCCTTCACCGTATGAAGTTGATCCTAAAGACATATCTGTTCTCTTGGAGAATTTACCAGGGCCTGATGCTCCTGCTAATGGACCTCTTGCCATTATTCCTCCTTTAAAGTTTCTAAATCTTGTGCGAAGTCTTGCCAGACTTTCGTCTCATAAGTTTTTTGGTTTGAATGATAGATAGCTAATTGGTGCAGATCATCTGCAAGTGCTTCTATTACTGATGTTAAGTTTAAAAAGAATCCTGATATTATTACGAAGTAATCAGACAAGCGCACTGGGCGATTAAGATTGTTATCTTTGTCCACCCAGTGCTCCTATCATTTAAAATAATTTAAGCCTTCTTGCCCTTGCGACCTGCTGCTGTGCATCCGAAGAATACCTTTCCAGTTGTTGGCTTAGGTGCGTTCTTTGGCTCTACAGGCTTTGCTTCTACTGCTTTCGCTTGTGATCCCTTGTTCATTTATTCACCTCCCTTATTATGCTGCGCCGCCGATAGAGGCGAGTAGTTGTGCGATATCTGGTTGAGGTTGACCAGCAGCAGGGGCCGCTCCGCTTTGTTGTTCTGGAGTTGGCTGCGAGGCAGGGGCGGGGGCCACTCCTGCTACTGGAACTTGTTGTTCTGGCATTACTGGTGCTGGAGCCACTGGCTCTGGAGCAAATGCCTTTGCAATAATTGTTTCTAGTTGTAATCCTTTTTGTCTGCCCGCAATGACATCAGCGATTCTAGTAATAACCTGAGATGGGTCTTGACCTTGCGAGGCAAGAGCCGGTATAGCTTGAGCATACTGGGCAACAGCAACACGAAGAGAATCACGCATTTCTTCAATGTCCACCCTTTGTTCTTCTTGCGTAACATTTAACTCCATAGGGATTTCTCGGCGTACATAATCACGGGACACTAATTTATCGCTACGCATTTGTAGTAATGCAATGATGGCTCGGTTAGGATCCATACCAGACATAATGCCGTAACGTACATCTACACCATACTCGCCTTTAATATCACGAGATGGAATA